TAAGATACAGAGTTGTTTGCTAGAGCACGATGCCCTGCAGTTTCCCACCACTGTCCTGACTTAGCGTGACGCATACGGTCATCACTCAGGTTTGATAATGATATCATAGCACTGCGTCTAACGCCACCAGAAACTACTATCTGGCCTACAAAGCACATGATATCGTGACACTCTAACGCATTTAGTTTACGTCCTTGTGCATTCTTAAATGTTTGTACAGTAAAGTTAAACAGATCTACCAATGGAGCAGGGCCACTAGCTCTACCACCAAACGTTTCTAACCTAGCACCTGCAGGTCTAATCTTAGACATATTCCACTTAGGTATCTCACCTGCCCACAGTAGAGCTAGTAGTTGTCTAAAAGATTTAGCCCAACCTTCTTTGCTGTCCTGCACTACGATGGTAGTCTCACTGTCATACAAGTCAGGTACTTCAGGTAGCTTGTTTATGTATTGTCTCTCTACACTAAAGCCAACGCCAGTGCCACAAAGAAGGATAAACATAGCTTCATCAAAAGACTTTGGATCATCTACAGGTAGGTAGCTACAGTTGTATATACATGTGTTATCTCTGTCGGCTGCTGCACCTGCAGTCATCATAGCTCTCATACTAGGCATGATTTCTAGATCAAGTATAGCTTGTCTTATTTCTTGATAAACTTCTATGTCAAGCTTATCGCCAACAATATTTTTCATATAACGATCAACTGTTTCTGCCCAGTTCTCACGTCTTAGTTCTTTAGGTAGCCACTTGGAATACCTAGACTTATGTATAAACGTTTGGTAATCTGTAGGCAGTACTGCACCTGTCTCTAATTCGTTGTAGTATTCAAATGCTTCGATGTCACTAGCGTTGATCATATTCTCTCCCTTATGTTTAAATTTTCTATGCTTACATCATCTATATCGTGAAACGTATTATGTATTAGATCATGCATATCCTCTACGTGTGCGTCCTCTACAGTTGACAGTACGTTACTTGGTTCTTCTATTTCTAGTAAGAATGTAACGCTAAACTTTTTCTTGTGCTTCACTTGTGTATTTCCTCTAGAGTTTCATTAGCCCAGGTTAAATATTGATGTGCTTTCTTTAAGTCTTCTACAGGTGTAGCATTCTTATCCATAGCTCTATGGTTGTACTTCATAACGTTGCCCCTGCAGTAAGCAACAAAACCTGCTTTACCTAGAACTTCTTTAATATAGTCTATACATTCAATTCCACCATTTAAATTATAGTGTGCAGGTTTATCTACTGGATCATAGTCTAGTGTAATAGTTTGTCCGTTCATAGTAAGTGTGTCAATAGTATCCATTATGCATTTCCTTGTGTCTTTGTAAATCTAGTAAGCTTTAGAACCTTACCTTCTGTACCTTCTACCTTCTCGTACAGTGGTGTATCTTCTTCGTCCTCATAACCTACTAATTCGTTTCTGTGTTCTTCAACCATAGTATAAAGGTCTTGATCATGTTGTGCAAGTTCTAAAAATGCCCCCATGAGTGTAGCTAAGTGAACTAGGTAAGAAACATCTTCAGGACTGAGTAGATTCTGTTCTCCTACTACAAGCCCTGTGTTTAACTCCCCTGTCCACCTACCTTTGCTATCAAAAGAAGAAGGTTTTAATACTAGTGATACTTCATCTGCTCCTATTTTATACTTAGTCATGTTACTTTCTTTCTCCTTTAAAAGGAATAAGTTTTAACTTTGTAGGTTTACCCTTCTCTTTTAACCACGCTTCAGGTATGACACGATGATCCCACTGGAACTCATACTTATCACACCACTCATAGTATCTTGACTTCGCACCTTTGTACAGCTTTGCTTTGCTGTTGCTGAAAATAAAACGTATATCTAACTCTGGATGTTGTTCTCGTATGGCTAGATGCTTACGTCTATCTTCTGAATCAAAGATACCTTTCGTTTCTATTATGATACCGTTGTCTAAAATAAAGTCAGGCGTGTACGTTCTATAGCGTAAGTCTTCCCACTCTATCTTTAAACGTTCATACCTGACTTGGTTCTGTCTATCTCTTAGGTAGTCAGCAACTTCTTTCTCTAAGCCACTGCGATACCTTCTAGGGTTACTCCTTCTTTTCTTTAGGCTTCTCAACCCACGCTTCGTTTTCTGGGGTGTCTGGGTCATCTGCTATATAATGTCCTTTTTCGTTACGAGCACGAACCATCTCTGTTTCTTCTTTCAGAGACTTCTCTAGTTCTCTTGTCTTCATCTCCCCCACAAACTTAACACACTGCATCCAGTGCTCTAGCATATTAACAGATACTAGGTTCTGTTGTAGCAGTTGTACTATCTCTTTTTGTTTGTCAGACATGTTGTCTGTTTCGTAGTCTGTATCATTAATTGTTACTGTAGTCATATTCACCTCTTAGTTTTGTGTAGTGTACGGTAGGTGGCTCTTTCTTGCCACTGTATACCTTAGATGGTAGGCTCTTTAGTTCAGGCCAACATTTAAACTTGTGGTTACAGAAGGTGCAGGACTTGGGTAGCTTATAGTTACCACTAGCCTTACCTCTGTATACCTCTGGTTCGTCTGTAAAGCATCTCTCAAAGGGTGCATTGCTATCAAGGTAGGTGTGTACATCCCTTATCTTTTGTAACACTCTATCCTTGTCTACCTCTGCTGCTGAGATATACTTGAAGCTACCGTTGTTTTTATTAACAACCCACCAACCACCAACCTTTTTGTTAGCGGCTGCAGCGTAGCCTACAAGCTGTGGCACGTAGCCAAAGGAGTCACCCTTCTCTAGTGTGTAGAAGTCAACAAACTTATTCTCGTATGACCATGTACTAGCTGACTTGACATCATCTATCTTGCCATCCAACAACATGTCATACTCACCAGAGACTTCATCCTTGTCGTTTAGTGACAGTGTTACCTTTTCATTGTCACCAAACTCTGTTCCAGATGCTCTAAGCAAACCTTTTAGCAGAGCCTCCACCATGTCACCAAATATCATATTGATTTTAAATGACGTAGGCAGAGGCTCCTGATGATCGGGATTGTTCTTCTCGAACCATAGCTGACACTTCGGACGCCCAACATTGGACATCCTAAGTTTGAACTCTCGCTTCTCTTCAACACTGTTGAATTGTTTGTCAAGAGCAGCACCAATATCATCCTTTATCTTATCTATAATATCCTGAGACATTGTAGACTTACCCTCAATGGAGCTTCTAAGATACTGATGTAGTGCTAATTCAGCAGGGTGGTTCACTGGTCAAAATCCTCCACATCAACTATGTTGGTAACTATGTCTTGATCCTGTGATGATATTGTCTCTACATTATTCTCTGCCCATTTACTAATAACATAATCGTTACTAGAGTCAACGTAGTCTAGAAAGTTTTGTAGTGTTTCGTTATCACCGTCAGATAAGCCAACGAACTCACTGAGTGAAGCGTTAGTTACCATGTACGGATTGCCGTTAGGCAAGCTGCGTGATTCACCCAGTAGAGATATAGTGTGTTCTGCAGGGTTAATCTTTTTCTTAATTAGTTTACCTATCATACCATCAATAAACTTCATGCTATCTCTGTTCTTAACATCCATAACAAAGTCAAACTCTTCTTCATGTCCTGTTGCTGAATCGCCACCTTCATAAAAAGGATCTACTAATCTAGCTTTACCCATCATAACTTTGACACGGCTAACACTACGTATGAAATCCTGTCGGTCTTTTGGTAAGGCTTGGAAGTCTTTAATGTAACCTGAAGGTCTACCCAGGTTGAACGTGCCAAGTGTATCTTTCAAGTCAACGTTTAGTGACCTGGACATGACTGACTTCTGCATAGTCTTGTTCTCACTATCCCAACGTTGCCACTTTTGACGCTCTACAAATAGTCTTACTTTTACTTCTCTGGCGTAGACTACATTACCTTCAGTTGTAATCTTAAATACAGGTGAAGAAGCTACCTTGCCATCAATAACTTCCTGTAAGATTGTACCTGTAATCCTACCTAGACTAGACTGAGACTGCGTTGCAGGGCTTGAGAAACCCATAGCGTCCGTTAAGTTCATGTTGTCTACTTTAAGTGCTACTGCGTTATCCATAATTTTTACCTTTCATATGTAAAAAGTTTCAGAGTTAGAGTTATATCATTAAACGTCTTTTGTGTCAAGCCAATTGTCTCCTATCTTTGATTCTAATAACAAAGGAACGTTTACTTTTATGTTGTATTCTTTTTGAATCATATCATTTAGATTAGAGTTAATCAAATCAATTGCACCTAACACATCATTTATTTCATCAGGGTGTGTGTCAATTACCATACTGTCGTGGACACTGTTGACTAGACAGGACTGCATAGGCTCAAGCAAACGGTCAAGTTCTATGAGTACAACAGGTACAACATCACCTGTAGCAAAGCCTTGCACAGGATAGTTCTTAATCATAGTGAAGTGTGACACAGTGCCGTTCTCTCTACGATGCACGTCAGGGAAAGCGTACTGCCTACCACTGACATTAGTTATCTTACCTTCATTAACAGCCTCGTCACCCAACCTGCTGTGCCACTTAGCTATACCTTTATACTTCTCTACGAACTGCTTATAGTATGCAGCCTCTGCTTTAGATCTACCATATCCTGTAGCGCCAAAGAGAGGGGCGAAGGTGTGAGCCTTTGCTTCTTGTCTAGATGTAGGTTGCCCTGCATCACTGATGACCTTTGCCGTGTAGGAGTGTACGTCAAATCCTGTATCAATCTCCTGCATGGCTGTCTTATCTTGTGCTAGGAACGCAGCCGTTCTGAACTCAAGTTGGGCAAAGTCGGACTCAATTATTTTGCCACCCTCCCACCTTGAGATGAACACACGTTTTATTGGGAAGGTTCCTCCTCTTGGCATGTTTTGCATGTTGGGGTTTCTTCCAGAGAATCTACCTGTACTGGTGATATGCTGGGTAAGGTTGATGTGTAGTTTGTTACTTCTTTTACAGTTGGTGATAATGCCATCCACAAAGCTACTAAGATAACTGCTAACAGCACTAAGCCTCTTGACATCTTGTAAAAATTCATTTGCTTTCTCCATATTGTTGTTTTTAGCTGTGGCTATAAGTGTGTCTAAGTTTGTCTTACCTACACCAAAGCCGTTTGCACTAACCCATTTTTTATTGGGAGGGAAGAACCCTAGCCCTGCCATCTCTTTAGTTTCTGTCAGTAGGAAACCTCTGGCATCACAGTCTGTACACTTGTTTGGTATTTTGTATAGTGTACCATCCTTTCTCTTTTTGTGTACTCGCCCATACCCACCACAGTTAGGGCAGGTAGAAGCTACTGTCTTAAATAACATCTTACTATTTTTTCTTACTGCATCTTTAAAACCTTTGTCATCTACATAATCAAAGATATCTACCCACTCTTTCTTGTTGTTGGGTTTGATACTAAAGATTACCCACGACATCTGCTCTGGTGAGTTAAGATTAATAGGTGTGCCACCCATTAGTTCTCTTGTTGTGGCTTGCAGTCTATCAAGTATTTCTTTGCGCTCTCGCTCGAATTTATTACGGACGTGTTCGAGGGCATCTCTATCCACCCTGATTCCTGCCATTGACATTCTTGTGAGGACTTTGCAGGTTTTAAAGGTAATGTTTTTGACTGCTCGTAGAGAGGTAGAGTCAGGAGTGTTGAAGTCTGCTTCAATTGCTTTGTACAACTCGCCAGTGGTAAGCAGATCAAGGTCAAGATAGTGACTAAGTTCATCAAGGGGTATCTCATTGGTGTTGTATCCTTTTTTGTAATACGTCTTGAGTGTATCATCTTTCTGATACTGTAGCTCACGCCTAATAGCACACTGCTCTAGACTAAGTGGTTGCTT